TTACTCACTGGGGATCTATATTCCACTTTATACTTATGAACTATTTTCCACTGCCGGCGAGGTGCCGATGTTCCCTGCCAATACGCTGCTACCAGTTTTTGCTCTTCTACGCATACCGGGCGTAGCATTCCAAAATTGGGGTGTTCATAAGCTACTTTCTGCAAGGCTTCTTCTACGGCTTTCGGAGTGTTTTCTCCACGAATCCATGCAGAAAACATACATTTTTCTGCCGTATCATTTTTTCTTGCTTCGATTGCGACCTCATAGCACGGCACCCTTATTCACTCCTTTCCTGCCCGCCGATTGAAGTACACCACCGGCGAAACACCGCGTTCATCACAGTCCTTGTTGTTGAAACTGACGATTGCACCGCAGTTTTTCTTATTGGTGCATCGAACGCACTTCATGCCTGTAACGCTTACAACCTCATAGGTCGGTGCACCGCAGAAAGGGCACTCCCGGCTCTTAGGATCAATGTGTGCTTTCATTTTTCCGTTCCTCTTTGTTCCATTTTTTCAAGGGCGCATAGTATCCGCACATCACGCAACAGACAATTCTGCGATGCTGCCCTAACAGTACGACAAGTTTCGGCGTCGCGCTTCTAAACGGCTTGCCCCATGCCAAAAAGCCGCTCCCGCATTTAGGACACGGGAGAACCGTACCTGTTTTCTCCATCAGGATCCTCCCCTACGCACCGGCTTCTTGCCGTTCCCAGCAAACTTTTCAGGCCGTTCATCACTCATGCCGCGAGCCAGAACCAGTGCCCTCTGGTCGTTCGGCATCTGGTAGACACAGCCAGTCGAAATGTGCATATACAGGTCATTCAGGACAGCGCGGGCGATTTCCGCTGTTTCATACTGCCCCAGACGATAGACATTTCCGCCTCCAGTGGGTACCGCCTTTATTTCATGCTCAGGACTCACATACACGCTGGTGCACTGGGCAATGTTCGTGATGGAGTCCCATTTTTTATTCATGACGTACATTCTGCATCCTCCACATAAAACCAGGATTGCGGTGGACGCCGAATCTCTACAGGCTCATAGCCAAATTTTGTTGCCCGCAGTCTTGTGAAATCACTTAACGGTCGTGGGCGGTCGTAAATTTTCAGGTCGGAAATGTGCCAGCCATACAAGTCTTTCAAATCTGCATAACTCATCCCGGACTTCCATCCGGCATAGTCTTTGACTTGCGGTACTGTGAGACAGCTTCCAGAAATTGCAGATTCGATATCTTCTTTGACGACACAGTATTCAGGTCCAATGCGTTGGATGTCATCGCAGACGAACTCGCCAATAACCATCTGCATGGCGCTGTCTATATCATCTGGCACACCAATGCCATCCCATGTGATAAACTTGGTCTTTCCGTGATAGATTTCTCCATCATACGATTCTTCGCCATCTCTGAAAATCGTAATGAGTTTCTTTGGAGCTTTTGTGCAGTAGATGTAGCATTTGAACGGCACTTCAAGGTTTGGCGCAGTTTTGCGAATTTCAACCGTCTTCCGCAGGTTTGCGATTTTCTTGCACCAGTTGGGCCGGATGCTCAGTAAAACAGCTTTACTCACTTTGCACCTCCCCGCCGTCCAGGTCGCCTTTGAGCTGTTCGAGCTTTTCGAGCACGATCTGCTGTACCTCTTCAGGCTTGCCGACGATCTCAACGAGCTGCGCCAGCATGATGTAAACATCCGCAATTTCTTCCCTGACGCTCTCGTGGGCGACCTTGATCTTCGCACCGTTGCGGTAGTTGAAGGTTACGGCCCGCTGGAGATTGCAGATCGCCTTCGTGAGCTCTGACATTTCCTTGATCGCCATCTGGAGCTGAGGGGCGGTGCCGTACCGATTGATCGCCCGCCGGATGGTATTCAGGCCATAATCAGGAATGGCCGGGATACCTGCATCCTCGTACCATTTGAGCTTTTCCCGCAGGGTCGCATAGGCCCACAAGATCGTGTAGTGCTCCGCGATCAGGCCATCGATGCTCTGCTTCGGGTCGTCAAATAGGTGCTCGGTCAGACTTTCGGAGAGCTCCATATCGTTGCAGCCCAGATCGATGCTGCTGCCATGCCCCTTGACGAGCTGCCGCGCATACTCGGTCAGTGCCATTTCAGGTTGCCGCAGCCATACCCAGCCGTCCTCGCTGACGTCAGTAAAGTTGAGGGCAGTCTGAAAATTGTCCACCGGGTTGTCGGTCGTCAGCCTCGGAACACTCTTAATCTTTTGCTTATCCATTTTCTCACCCTTCTTTTTGAATCATCGTCATATCGTAGCCGCTCTCCACAAACTTCACGCAAAGGTCGTGATTGATTCCATTTCCGAGATATGTATAGATGTCCGTCATTTCCTCTAACGTAAAATTCGTACCCAGCAGCTTGTTGATGCCCTCAAAGTGGAGTTTTCTTTCCTTGGGCGAGACTGCTTTAATTGCAGTCCGCGTAAGCCACTCCAAAATTTTTGCTTTCAGCTGGGTTTCGTCGGTCACATCTTTCAGGCTGAAGCCGGAATCAGTTCTCAGACTGAAAACAAGTTCGTTTTGCATATTCACGAACGACTGCGGAAACGCCGCCTGAATTTTCCTCGACCACATGGTATCGAAAATGTTGAATTTTTCTACACCGGCTACGGCTTCCGGTTCTTCTTTGGCAAGATAATCAATCGTGTTTTCGACATCTGCCAGCGTGTGAATATGTCCCAGTGAACTTTCCATGCTCAGCACAGCTTTCAGCTGGTCAGCGTTAAGCGTTCTCATTTTTTTACTACCTCCTTCGGCGGCAAAGGCATCCACCCAACCACAGGAGAATCAACACGGTTGTTGTAAACATCCTCCGGGTTGAAATAACGATATTCCCACCAGCCTTTAGGAATAAAGTAATCATCGCTTTCTTCATCGTAGGTTCCCCACTCGAAAATTTCTTCCCAGTAGAAAGCGCTCTTTTGGGACAAGACTGTACCGTCTTCGAAGTGAGCCGTTGTAATCTCATATCCGCCGCAGGCTGTTTCAAACAGAATCAACACATCTTCTTCGACTTTCGGTGGATCCGTTTCGGGATTCCGCCATTCCGGCCACAGGCTTACCGTGGACGCAGCCGCCACTGTTTTCTGAGCGTCTTTATAAGCCGCGCTGGCCGCAGCACTGTGTCCCTGCATCAAGCATTCCTTGCGGAAGAACCTCGCCATCAGGTCATTAGCATCAATCGGCCTTTTCTCGGTCATCGTTGCCGCCCTCCCTTACCTGTTTCATCAGCTCTGCAGCATTGATAACAACGCCATCGGTTCTCTCATACACTGTGCGAGCCAGTTCTTTGCCTTTATCGTCAATAGTGCTCTCAAAGGCATTGGCGGTAACTCGTAGGGCTGCAATTACAAAGGGAAGATCAATGTAGCAGTAGTCCTGGGAAACTTTGCTAATTTTACCAACAATATCGGTGAGCGCTTCACCAATGACGTTGAACGCTTCATCCGTCTTTCCTGCCAGCAATGCAGCTGAAACCCGAACCGCATAGGGGATTTTCTTCTTATCCATCGTTTTCCTCCTTATAAATGCCGAGCGTCATATCCAGTTCATACGGCGTATCTCCTGCGGCATCCCTATCCGGCTCAAGTTCTACGTTTAACGTCTTGTCCTTTACCGAGATGGTGAGTGCGCCGTTATTGAGTTTCACAGTGAAACTATCGCCATCGTTCAGTTTTTTGCCATCAGCCGCGTACAGCTCAAACGCAGCCTTGACCACGTCATTTACGCTGTCCATCAGACCTCTTTCACCCATTAGAAATCACCTTCATCTTCACCACATTGAATTTTTCATACTCCGGGTAGCAAGCTCTGGCCATCGCCTTAGCTCGTACAGCAGCACGCCTAATGCCCTTTTCATCGACAACAACGCACGGCAGGAGCGCAGAGCCACGTTTCCCGGATGCTGCGATAAGCATCTCATACTTTGCCATCGTCTCGTCCTTTCTCCGATTTCGGCGGGTGTGCTTCGCTTTGGCGGTCTATATCACCATCCACGCAGCACGCCGCATAAATCAGAAGTGCAGCCATCACCGCCAGAACCACCAGCACAATCCAAAGCCACATTTTGCATCACCCTCCCAGAAGATTTTTCATCATATACCCGGCCATAGCCTGTGCATATGCCTGTTTAGGAACGTCCGCCGCACCATTCTCTTCCAGCAGCTCTTTGATGCTGTGTTCGCGTCCTGCGCCGTCAATGGCCCGAACTCTGGTACTGCCGCGATTGACCGTCACCGTTTTCTTATCGCGCGGGTGGATGCCGAACGGAAGCTGGAAACCTTTCTCAAACACCCAGAGGTGATAGCAGTCGCAGACGTCCACCAGCCGGTCCTGCGCTGGGAACACTTCGACGGCAACTCGCTTCTCGCCGAACAGGTCGTTCTTAATTTCCATCTTGACGGCCCACGGGATATCCCCGCTGCCGTCACTCCGGCCAACGCCCTCTGCCGCCGTAATCGTGACGTGTTCGACCTTGCCCCATTCCGTGCGGAGCAAACGAGACATCACGCTGTACTTCTGGTCTTCGCTGATTCATGCCCGATCCATCTCCCTCATCCAGCCGTGATAAGGTACTCCCAGCTCTTCAGCTGCCTGTTTCGGGGTAATCGTCTCAATCCACTTCATGTTACTACTCCTTTCCAGTGCTCATGCCCATCAACTCCGGCGTATCAACTACATTTCCAACCACCTTTGCGGTCAGAACCAGGCTTGCAAGACCATGCTCGACAAACTCCTTTCGGTTCTCCGAAAATTCCGCGTAGAAACCAATATGGCCTACGCCGTAGTCGATGTATTCGCCGTATCTTACGGCAAAAATCACATCTTTTCCGCATCGATCGTCTTCCAAAATGTCCCCCTCAAAAACAGGTACCCCGTTTCCGTCCGTCAGAGTTGTGTTCATACCGATCGTAAAAGGCTTGACCAGATGGGCGTATGCCGGCTCTTGCTCGGAGTTGATGTACCAGCCCTCGCCCGGGCGGCTGTTTTTCACACCTGGGGAGCGAATCAGGAATCCTTCATGCCAAACGCCATCTGCAGACTGCCCGCGAAAAGTTCTATCCTGCATCATGCTTCACCCCTTACCTTAACGGGAAGCACCAGCGCTTCATACTGCGGTTCAATCAGCTTTACAGGGGACAGCGGCCCAACTACCCATGCGCCGACTTCGTCCTCTTCCATCGACTTCAAAGCCTCGCTCAGAAATTCAAGGTTGAAGCCGATTCGCAAGGGGTCTTCCAACTTTCCGCTAAAGGAAAACTCCTCATTCATTTGCGCGATCGTGCTGCGCATTGATGCTCTGCCGGTGCCGCCGGGCTCCAGGTCCATTACCAGAACGCTCTTTTCTTTTGCGTCTGCAGACCGGGCCAGCTTGACGCGACCCAGAACGCCCAGCAGTTCTTTTCTGTCAAGCGCAATTCGGGTTCCTTCATTTCTCTGGGCCACAACCTTACCATAGTCCAGAAACGGCTCCGCAATCAGGCGGGACTTCACCTCGAAATTGCTGTCACTGAAAACAGCCTTTTTCCGGTCACGCACAATTTCCACGCTACCATCCATAGAAAGCGTATCAACTGCCTTTGCCGTGGCCGCAGGAAGCGTAAACCGAAAATCACCATCAGCTGTGCAATTGATTCTGGCAATCGCCATCCGGTATCCATCCAGCGCACAGATTTCCAGCACATCCTCGCCTTTCCGAGAGAAGCACAGGCCACGGTGCGCAGGGTGTTTATCGTCCTTCGACACCGCATAGAGGACTTTGGAGATTGCCCAGCTTAAATCGTTGGCCCCCACGATACACCGCTTTGCATCATTGCCCGGGCCAGAAAACTCCGGGTAGTTCTCTGCCGGCGTTGTGTTCAGGCGTGCCCTGGCCGTGCCGGATTTCACGGTAAGGATTCCTTTATCGGCCTCGATGCTGATTTCCGGTGCTACCGTGCCGCTGATAAAATCAACACCGCGCGGTGGAACCACCACATCCTGCTCAACCAGCTTGGACAGACCAGCACGGACGCTCAGTTCCAGATTGGTGGCGTATGCATTGGAGCCGCTCAACAGGATTCCTGCATCATCGGTGCCCACCGCCCGAACCTCCGGCACCGCCGTGCGCAACTTGGAAAACAGCGCTCCAAGTTCGCTTCGCTCAAACTTCATCTTCCTTTTCTCCTTTCTCAAAGTGCTTCATGCTGAATTTCACATAGCATTCAGGGCACATATAAGCCACCCGCTCCGGGTTATCACCACGCTTTCTGCGCAGGAGCAGGGCGTACATTTCTTTCATGGGCTGGTATTTGCCACAGACCGTGCAGTGCTCCCACAAACGACTTTTCTGCACATCAGATGGAATTCTCTGAAGGAGGGGCTGCGGCTTCTCTCGCCGCATACTCTGAACGCCAACCACGTTTTCCATGCTACTTCGCATGAACACCGGCGTTCCAGCTGCATCTGCCGATGTCAGAATATCCTGTATCCATCCAGCCTTTGGAATAACCTTTCCGGCATTTTGGCCTGTCTCCGCTCCAATAACTGCCCATTTCAGCTTTCGGAACGTTTTTGTTGCATCGCCTTCAAACGGTCCGAGAAGCGGCTCTATGGCTACGAACGTATTATACTTTTCGTTTGCCCACACACTGTCTGACAGAATCGTTGCGGTAGAGCCGTACCAGAAATTGTTTTTCTGTGGAAGTGCCCCATGGTTTGCAAGGTTCTGATATCTCACCGGGTACTGCGTCAAGAAAATGTACTGGTGCTGGGGTGCCATTTCGGCCGCAGCGAATACCTGAAGAATCCAATCTTCCGGCACCCACGGACCAAACAAGTCGCCGTCCGTGCATACCATGATGGTTGAGCCCACTTTGACCTTTTGTGGCCAATCCATGCGATACTTATGTATCGTGGGCATAAATCCGGTTGGGTTGTTCAGAAAGCGGTTATTTGTGGTTTCCCATGGAGCGTCCAGCTCAAAGAGGTTCGCTCCGACCTGCTGAACCTTCGGACGTTCTGCAAGATTTCGTCTCCAGTCGCTGGCAAAGCGTAAAGCGCTCTTTTTTGCGTAGCAATATCGGCAGTTTTTCAGACATCCTGTTACAGGATTCCATGCGTAATCCGCCAATTCGTTTTTTGTTCTGTTCACCGATAGATCCTCCCCGACTGGCTGTCGATCAGGACAATGCGCTCTGCAATCTCAAACCCTGCGGCATCTGCCACATACCGCAGAACGTGAATAAGATCATGCACCCGTTTCTCGTCCTTCTGGATGTTATTTTCGGCACGCGCCCGGGTGGGGTCCGGCGCACCGCTGGGGTTGTGTCCTTTGCGGGTATCAGGCATTGCTATCCCCCTTGTCCAGAATCATATAGTACTCGTACTGGGTGCCCGGGTTGGCGTTTGGACGACGGCGTACAATATCAACTCGGTATCCTGCTTTCAGGAGCAGGCGCCCCAAATCCAGACGCTCATCTTCCGAAAGCCCTTTTGCTTTGGCGGGCGCGAGAGAAAGTTCAATTTTAGCCGACACGTTTTTCCACCTCCATCAAGTCGTGCATCAGTTCATCCACGAGCAGCTTTCCAGCATTTGCTCCCGTGCGGATAATGTTTCCGTTTTCCTTGAGTTCTGCAAACTCCTGTGCACGGATTTCCTTGGACTGCCGTGCAAAGTCAATTTCCGCCGCTGTCATGCGGCCCTGCACGACCTGTTGCCATTCCGCAATAAACGGTTTCGCGTCCTCCAAATCGGCGTACTGGTCGTTGTTATAGCTGCGCTTTTGGCGGACAGTGCCGCCCGGTTCCACCTCCAAGGTATACCACGGGGTATTCGGGTCAGCCTTGCGCCGCATGAAGAAAATGTAGCTCTCACGTTTGGCAATGCGCTCAAAGTATCTGGTTCCGCGCTGGATGCAGTGGTCAAGAAATCTGCTTTCTTCCAAAATGGCCTTTGCTCCATCCGGTACCCGAATGATGTATTCCGCTCCATCGTACTCGTAGATTTTGCGGATTTTCTTGTAGATGTTCTCGATATGGAATTGATTTTCCAGTTCCTTGGCATCCTTTTTGATGCTGCTTGCAGCACCTCTCAGCGCATCCTTTCGGCGCCGCTTATTGCGCTCCAGAACCAAATCATCATGGCGGCGTTTAAGATCCAGCGGGAAACGAACCTTTTCAAGATTCAAGTTCATCTTCATCTGTCCGGCCATATCGAGATAGTCCAGCCAGTCCGATGCAACTTGAAGAGCAATCTGGCCGTTGTAGCTTCCGGTGGCTCGCCTTGTCTGCTGACGGAGATATTTCAGGCTCCGCGTCATTCCGCTTTCCTGCAATGTCTTGGCCATTCCTGAGAGTTTTCGGATGTTAGCTGTCATCGCCATGTTCTTGCCATTGATTGCAAGGCCGGCTTCTTTCCATTCCAGCGCATTATCCACCTCGCGGAACGACTTTTTGCTCTGCGAGACTGCGGCCAGTTCCTGACGGTTCAAGCCAAACACGCCGTAATAGGTTTCTGCGCGAAGATTGATGCGGGTGCTGTGCTCATATTCGTCGTACACCTGAGAGCACAGAGCGTCAGCCCAGCCCGTTTTGACAAGGCTTTCGGCCATCGGATACCGATTCACAATTTCCCACTGCCGAACTTCCCACGGAAAATTGAGGTGATTATCGTACTGGTACATCCATTCAGATTTCAACACTTTCCGAACATCACTCTCAAATTGGTCAGTGTGGGATGCCAGAGTGTACGGCTGATACGGGCCAGAGGGGGCCAGCAGCATCGCGGACAGCTTCGGGCGCTGGCACATGATATACTGAGCTTTTTCGCCCCAGTCGCGTTTCCACTGCTTGATGGTCTTTCCGTCCGTCCACCAGATTCCACGGCCGTGAAATTCCGGTTCTGCCCGATGATTTCTGAAATCGAAATACACCAGATAGCGGCGAATCCAGACTCCATCCCCCTGCGGCTTGCTCCAAAGGAATGTCCTTGCGGCCCATAACCTTTTGACCGAATAGCGGGTATTGCGAACCTGCATTTTCTCCCCGCAGCACTCGCACGTCGCTGTGCTCTTGTGTTTGAGCAGTTCCGACAGCGTATATTCACCACCGCAGCTATCGCACCTTGCCCGCTGAATCGAGATTTTCTTCTCAACGCCGCCGGGTTCGATTACGTTCTGTTTATCATTGGTGACCCAGAGAAAGCCCGCATCACTGCACACTTTCAAAACTTGTTTACTGAGATCTTCCGGCGGCTCCGGCAGATTCTCAAAGAGCTTCTTGGTCTCAGCCGCCTGTCGTGCGTTGCGCTCTTCGCGCTTCTTCCTGGCATGAGCCGACAGTGCATCTTCTACAATGCCAATCAGATATCCCGGTCCGCAGTCATCAAAATAGTTCTGCAGGAGTTCCGATTCTCCTTTTGTGGCCGGCACTTCGGTCCTCCATGTCAAGCACTGGCAGGGCTTGACCTCAATTTGACGCGGCGAAAGCTCGCCTTTAGTCGGGTTCTCGTTCCCGCGAAGCTCCCCCGTCCAGTAATCCCCGAAAAAGCGCCACACGACCAGCGGCTTTTCCTTTTTGTCCCAGACGGCCACCGTCAGCACCTTTCCCTCGATGTAGCGGCCCATGCCCTGCCCCTCGGCAACTGACATACACAGTGCCGCATCCAGCTCTGGCCGTTTCGGTTCCGGCGCATAAAGTTTCAATTCTTCAGCCTTTTTCATTGTGTGCCGCCTCCAAGCTCTCTGCCGTGTAGTTCTTCCCCGGCAAAATCTTCACGCCGTCAATCGGCTGTGCAATGCAGATGGACTCCTGCTGATCTTGGATGATGAAGCAGAGCCATTCTCCCAGTTCTCCGGCCAGCTTCTTATCCCGGCCATATGCGACATGAAATGGCCCTTTATAGCTGTCCTCAAACTTCTCCGCAGGATGCTCAAACACATAGTTGGCGTGCATCAGCAAAAATTCTTCTGCTGTCAGCTTGCGGAGAGGAACCAGCTTCGTACAGCTGCTCCGGCTTCCGTAGCCATCCTCGTCAACATCGCCCCCGGCCGCAACTGCCCAAAACTCATTCTTGCCGTTCCATGTGTACCAATTCAGGCAATCCCACGGGTCTAAGCAATAATGGAACCCGGTGCTGGCGCACATGGCCTTTTTCGTCTCATTCAGCTCGTTCGGAACATACTGGAATTTTCCGTTTCCAAGCGTTGCGACCAGCCCCGGCTTGAATCCCTTGAATCCCAAAATCATCAGAACCATCCCTCCAAGGAAAGCTGCATCGAATCCTCGCTCTGCTTCTCTTTCTTCTTTGCAGGCTTTTTCTCCGGTTTCGGCTTCTTTTGGTCGGGCTTCTCCTTTGCCGGCTCCTGCGGTTTCGGAATATTCGGGGTGGCGTTCTCCGGTTTAATGGTTGCCGGCGCCCGCATCTCTTCTTCCGTCGGCGGCGTTCCGGTAAGATTGATGTTCATCGAAAACGAGATTTCAGCATTGGGGAAGTAGAACTGCACGGCCTTGCGATACGCTTCAAGGTCAGACAGAACCTCTCCCGCATTGTGCACGACTGCCGCGCAGCATTCAGAGAACGTGCGCTCCGTGTTACAAACGACCTCAGCGAAGCGCGGCTCCTGATCTACAAAGTTCAGCAGTGCCCGCAGCACATAGCTCTGAACGCTCGCGGCGGCGCGCCCGCCTTTGAACAGCTTGTCCTCTGCCTCCAGCTTCTCTTTTGCCTTGGTCCGCCAATCGACGAACTCTACTGTGGTTGTGGTGTGTGTGGTGGAATCCATATTGTCCTCCTATCAGAAAAAGCTCAACTGCCCACCCTTACCCTCAGAGAACATCGGTTCCTGCTCCGGCTCTTTGGGCGGCATTTTAGCGGCTTTTGGCTTTTCCGTATCTTTTGGTTGCTTACTCTTTTTTGTGGCTTCAAGGGCTTTCTGTGGTTCGGATTTTGGCGCATCCGCAGCATATTCTTCCTTTATCGGCTGGGTGACCAGCTCCATCTGCGCCATAAAGATTCGATACTGCCAAACCGGGATTCTGAGCATCGGCGTGTACCAGACGCTCCCGTTGTCAACCGGAAGCAGCCCTCTTTTGTCATATGACGTAGACGGGCTTGCAAGCGTATCACCGATGACGACATATCCCGGCATTCCAAGCAGACTCATTTGCAGATAGCACATCATACCCACGATGTAGTCAATGTCCTGCGCCACAAACAGCACATCCGTCTGGTAATTGATGCCTTTCTTTCTGCATTCGTTTGCGAACGCCACCAGCAAGGCCCCAGCGCCGCAGGTCGGATCACAGACCGCAACCCATCCCCTATCTCCAATTTTCTGCTGAAACTCTTCTGCGGGGGTCGTTACTGCGGACATGAACTCACACAGGTGGTAGGGCGTAAAGAATTGTCCTGCATGGTCGTTTCCAAGCCCCAAGCACATATACAACTCGCCAAGGAAGTCCTGTTCCGGGTTGTCCTCTAGTGCCACGACCAACAAGGCCAGCATTTCCGTAAATGCTTCCATTTCCGGCCGCGTGTATTTTCCTGCGATTGATAAGTACTGCTTCTCGCGTTCGTCAAAGTGGCTCCGATCTGTCGCATTGGACACCGCAATAGCACTCATGGTGATCCAATCGCTCCAGACCTGCCAGCGTGACCGACCATTGCTCGAAAACACTTCAAACTTTTTTACAAGTTCCTTCTGTGCTTCACCCCGGACATGGCGAACATCACTCCCCATTGGAATCGCCCCCTTTGCCCTGCGGAACATCCTGTTTTTTGAACGGTCTTCTCTTTATTCGTCCAAGGCTGTCAGTAAGACCTAGAATGTTGTTTCCGCTCGGCGTTTCTCGGTCAACCCGATTTCCTTTATTTTTGATGTGAGTTTTTTCCCACTCTGCAAACGTTGTAACATGCTGCGCCGCCGCCTGATCGAGCAGGCGCTTAGCATAGCACCATGGGTGCTTCGCTTGGTGGCGCATCGCTTCTTCCAGCGTAGCAACCACCAAAGCATCTTCCACCCCGGTTTCTCGCAAATCCCGAAATTCTGCTGCCATGTAGGGCGTAAGCATACTGTCACATCCAGCCCAGACCCAGTAGCTTTCCGGGGTGTCGTCGGGCGGGCCAGTAGACTTTTCCGGGTTCTCTTCTGTCGGTTTTTCTTCAAAACCCAGTCGGTTATTTTGGGTTTCTTTGGGTTTCTTCGGCCTGCCGCCCTTCTTGCCATTAGTCTGATTGATTTCAACCTTTCGGTCATAGGCTGCAATTTCAGCATCAAGCCGCTGCTTTATCGAGGGCCATACAAAACGCTCATTTCCGACAAACTCCGGTTCGATATGACTTCCTTTATAATCCATCATTGCCCAGATAATGCGGCCACGTTCTTCCATGCTATACGGTTCAAGAAGCAGCTTATAATCTTCGATCCACAGCTTTACATAATCATTTGCGGCCACGCTCCACCTCCCCTTTCGGTTTTTGATTGAGCGAAAGCACTTTACATAGATGCCGATCCAGCTCGATGCCATAGATATGGTAATCAGCAAACAGGGCTTTTTCTCTGCGGTGCGCTTCTTCATGGTGCCGCCGACAAAGGGCTATCGCGTTCAGCCCGACATGGACGATAGCTTCTCTATCTCGACCCATGCCCACGCGGTCAACATGGTGCACCTCTGCAGGCTGGTTGCAAATTGCACACCGGCGATTTTCAAGGCAGAGATACAGGTACTTGCCAATATCGTCCGTCTGGGTGAGCAGGCTGTCCTTTGTGGGCACCCCCCAATGGAAGCAAAACTGAATCAGATATGTAATAAACTCTCGGGCCGTGGTCATATCGCAATTCGAGAGGGAGAACCACTCCCGCAGGCAGCGGGAGCAGAAATCCCATTCCAGATAAAGCCGAAGTTCTTCCGGCTCCTGCCCTGACCACAAAGAAATGTCTCGGATAATAGCGAAAATCTTGCGGCGCTGGTCTGCGGAAATGGTTCGCCCATCATCCAGACGGACTTCTACCCGCCGGGGGCGCTTCTGCGCCAGAAACCGGCTGATGTCTACGTCGGGTTTCAGGACGAGCTTTCCGTTCTCCAGCTTCTCAATTTTCGCTGTCACAATCATGCGCGTTCTCCTTGTCCACATGGACGTGCATCGGAATATAAACGCTGTTCGCTTTCATATTCCGTGCCAAAAAGTCATTGCATTTCGCTTCTGACAGGTGATTTCTGAGCACCTGCAGTTCGTAGGCATACTGCCCAGCTACCTTTTTCTCTTGGATTTTGGCTTGTATATCTTCATCCCGGTAGTTCGATTCTATCAGATAAAGGTCATAGCCGATCGCCTGAATGCCATCCAAATTGTTAGTATCAGTGGCATAAATCACCTTGCCAGACGGAAAATGCACCTTATACCCACAGTTGGGTACGTTATGGGCTAGCATTACCGGAATCACATTGCACAGGCCGTACCCATACAACGTTCTCGGGGTCAGTACATCAATCTGACGCTCCGGCACCCCTGCAGCTATGAGC